GGTAATCTTGGTATTGTTGCTAATCATGGTGCATGGTTATATTACTTCTTAGGAAAGTGTGAAAAGATAAATGCTACCGTTGCTCAACCTGCCGCTACTCCAACTATTTATGCTAATGGTAATTCAGGAGATAATAATAAAATCTTTATTGAAGCAACAGGAGTTTCTGCGGGAACAGGTGTTGATATTACAGGAATTAGTGAAACCGGCCCACTATTTTTCAGACAAGATAATAATAATAAGTTTTGTCCTCCGCTTTCACCGCATTTACATACATTAGCAGACATGGACACTTTAACAAGACCAAGCGGAGATACTACTATTTCTAATGCTATTACCTATACTTTCGGTGAACAAAATGGCGACCTTTTACCTTCTTTTGCTCTTGAAAACAACTTTTCAAAGTTAGCAGGTTCTTCAAACATATACAGAACAAATACTGCTTCAGAAGCAGAAGATTTGAATTTTGTAAAAATCGCTAGAGGTTGCAGAGTAAATACTCTAACTATGACCGCTAACGAAAATGAAGAAGTTAAAATGACTTTGGATTTAAATACAAGAAATGTTCACGACTTAGCACAGGATGAAAGATATGATGCAAGAAAGGGAGTTGAAGCAGAAACTTCTTTCTTTAACTATGAATCTTCAACAAACACAGACCAAATGCGTGAACCATTCTTTTTCTCCGATGGAACATTTAAGGTATTGGGAGAATCTTTCCTTAAAATTAATACTTTAACTTTAACTATGAATAATAATCTTCAAGATAGAAGATTCTTAGGAGTTGGTAGTAAAGATGTTCAAGAAGCAATTCCAGCACAAAGAACTTATGAGATTGCATTTACAGGTCATGTAACCGATGATGCGCTATATACTGCTCTGTTGAATGATTCAGAAAACACTACTCAAACTATTGAATTAATCTTTACTAAATCAAATGGAGAATCTATTACATTAAAGTTTGAAGATTACTTTGTTTCTGCAAACAATTTCCCTATGACAGATGATAAAGGGCCAATTGTTGTTGAAGCAACAGTAATGCCGAGAAACTTAGCAACAGATGGTTGCGTAGTTAAGACTCATTGGGTATTACAGGGGTGATTATATGGTTTCAAGATATGAAAAGAATCTTAGAAGAGTTGAGTTATCTAAAACTAAGAAAGAAAAAAAGGCTGAAGCAAAAGCCGCTAAGGAAGAAGAAAAGAAAGAAACTCCTAAGAAATCACAATTAGCAGAATAATATTCCACCAACACCGTTTGTTTGTTTGTTGGTATAGAAGGTGGATAATATGTTAAACGATAAGAAAATTGTTACAGATAAGAGTGTGCTATTTGCACTACAAGAGCCTACGCTACATTACATTAAAGTAGCACCCGATAAAGAAGAATACCTAAAAGTATGGGTAAAAGACCCCTCATGGTTAGAAGTTGATAAAGCCATGAATAGTCTTATGGACATTGATGCAAAGTCGCAATCAGTGGACATTGACCTAAATGCTATGTTTAAGTATATGGTCGAAAATTTCGTTGTAAAGACTGAACCGAGTCTTTCAGCAATTGATATTCTCAAATTGACCCCCTATGTGGGCAATCAACTAAAAGACATTCTTCCAAATCCTTTAGATATGGGAGATGATACAGAAAAAAACGATTAGTGGGAAGGGCTTTGAGGGGTTTTGAAACAACCCCTCAGATTTCTTCTCAATTAATTGTTTATTCGCTTGCACAGGCATTTAGCATAAGCCCATTAGAGGTTTATGAAATGCCAGCATCATTAGTTATGGATATGTTAAGGATTCATAAGGAAGTTAAAATATTAGAAGCCGAGGAATATGAAAAGGCACAAAAACAAATTAAGTGATTAATATGGCTGATGCACTTGCCCTCGCTAAAAAAAATTCTGATATGTTGAATGCTTTAATTCAACAAACTACAAAACTCGCAAATGCTCAACAAATAGCAAATAGAGTTCAACAAGAATACACTAAAGGTGTTAAAGAAGATACCGAAGCAGAAGAACAAAACTTTGACGCATTAGATAGAAGAACAAAAGCCATCAATCGTGCAATTGAAACGATGGAAGGCATGGGCAAACAGTTTGAATTGCTCAATTATCAAAGTTTACAAGCCTTTAGAGCCGAACAAGGTAATATATTCGAGTATCTCGATATGTTACTTACTTCAACTAAAGAACAAGTTAAGATATTAGGAATTGAAGCCGGAACTGCAAGAAGAGTTCTTTATGGGTTTTTTCCGCCCGGAATGTTTTCTTTAGTCAGTAAATTATCAACAGGAATGAAATTTGCAGGTGCAGTAACAAGAAAATTTACTACAACTACTGATGAAGCAGGAAAGAAACAAAAGAACCTATTCACTTTAATAGGTTCAGGATTAGGCGTTTTAACTAAGTTTAGGAAAAAAACAGAAGAAATAACTGAGGCTCAGGCTGCTGCTGAAATGGGTGAAACAACTAAAAAAGCAAAGAATACAAAAAGAGGAATGTTTGGAAATAAAAGAAATCAACCTGTCGCTCATAGAAGAAAGGCATCCGGTGATACAGAAGATTTTACAGAAGATTTCCTTAGCACAGTATTAAGTGCATCTCCCGAAGCCTTGTATAAAAATATGGAATTGGCTGAAAAAGCAAGTAAAGAATTAAAATTAAAAGAAGCGGCAGATGCAAAGAAAGCCGCTAAGAAAAAAATGGATATACAAAAACATGAGATTACTGCAACAAAATCAAGATTAAAAGTTGCTAGGCGATTTGAAGAAAAAGAACTTAAAGAAGTAAATAAAATTAAAAAAGAATTATCTAAAGAAGCATATGATAAATCAGTAAGAAGAATAGAGCAACAAATGAAAAAACAAATAGAAGCAGAATATAAGAAAAAGAAACTTACTGATGAGCAAATAAAATTAATGGAATATGAAACTAATTTAGAAATTCAAAGAAGAACAGAAGCATATAGAATTGGTGAAAACACAAGAGATATTTTCAAACAAATGAGAGAATTAGATTTCAAAGACTTAGCAGAAAACTCAACCGCACTTAGCCATGCTGCTGATAAATTAGAACAAGCCTCAAAACTAACTAGCGAAAGAAAAGGACAAGTCGATGCAGCAAAAAAAGAATTTGATAATTTAAAATCAATAAGAGATACCGCAGTTAATGATTCTAAAATACTTAAACAAACTGCAAAAAGAAGAAAGAAAGCAGATAAGAAGCAACAAAAAGTAATGGAAAAGCAAAAGAAAATTGCTGAAAAACAATACAAGTGGGCACAAATTAGAGCAAAAATAGAAGATATTCGAGAAAATAAATTAGGCCCATTAAAAGAAGGTCTTAAAATGTTTATGTTTGGTGTGATGAAAGCCATATTAATAATTGTTGCTGCTTTAATTGTTTTACAAGCATTATGGCCAAGTATTAAAAATATTATAGGAACAGTTATATCAGTAATGATGTTTGGTATTGGTTTGGTAATGGAAGGAGTATTACAAATATTTGCGGGATTATATGGCGTTTACGAAGCACTAATGAGCGGAGATTTAATGGACTTACTTATGGCATTAGCAGATGTAGTGATAGGATTTGGAAAAGTATTTTTTGGATTATTAGTTGCTATATTTGGAACTCTTTTGACCTTTGTTGGGGCATTAGTTGTGGACTTATTAGGTAGGGCTAAAAATTGGTTTATGAGTTTAGGTAAAGACATTAAATCGGTTGGAAAAATAGTTGGTTTAATTTTGGCAGTTGCGGGAATGATAGTGGCTGCTATTATGGGTGCGCCTATTCTATTAATTGCTGGTATTGGTATATTGTTATATAAGGTAGGAAAATATATTGTTAGCAAAATTCCCGGATTTTCGAATGGTGGTGTTTCAACAGGAGGATTAGCAGTTGTTGGAGAAAAAGGCCCAGAATTAGTTAATTTACCAAGAGGTTCAAGAGTTCATTCTAATTCTCAAAGTAAAAGAATGGTCAGTAGTTCGGGCACGACAAATAACTTTAATATCACCATTAATGCGAGAGATACTTCTGATTCTGAATTACGAAGAATAGCAGATAAGATAGGACAGATGGTAAATAGCAAAATTAATAGGACTACAAGTTCAGCAACAATGAGGTGATAGTATGGCTTTAAGTGGAGGGTATGCAGTTTATTTAAAATTAAATAAGTTTGATAGAGATACTAATGATTTATCAATAGATACTATTCCTTTAAGAGTAAATACTGTTCAAGTCAGTGTTAGCAGAACTGTTCCAGCATTTCCAATTCCTTTGTCTAGTTTAGCAAAAGGTGAATCTGTAACAGTTGGTGCTGATTTAGGTATGGCTTCAAAAACTATTTCTATAAATGGTTTTATTACTGAAACTACTTTAAGAAGAAGTCATAGTAAATCAAGCGGAAGTCCTGTTTCAAGAACATTTACTGCACATGAAATTGCTCAAATGATTGCATCTAATGTTGATTCTGCCGGTATTGCACATTACCAGAACATAAATGAATTAACGGTATTTATTGATTCTGCTGTAAATGGACAGTATCAACAAAGAGGAACTACAAATCCATTACATACCGTCAATATTCCTTTAAATTTTGCATCAAGAGGTAATCCTTTAGAAAAAGACAATGAAAGAGTTCCTTTTCCTCACACAACATTTCCTGAAAATGATTCAGAAGAAAGCATTAAGGGATTTATTGAAACATTTAATTTTACTTTAGATTCTGAAACTGTTGAAGTTGCTTTTGATTTATCATTTAGACAAGCGACTATTTTCCCATGAGGTGATTAAAATGTATGATGTTCATGTAGGAGAGCAAAAAAGTTTAGTATTTCCTATTATGTGCAATGCGTTTGTTTCTATCGGTTATAGCGATAATATCCCCGATGTGGAAGGCACTCCAAGTGACACAACTGATGATATTCCTTATGGGTTATGGGCGCACGAAGGCGACTTTTCCTTTGAAGCAATCGTAACTCCCTATGATATAAATGGTGAAGCATTAGCAAGGAGTAGGGCTAATTCTCAACCGGAAAAGGTCATGCCATTCGGTGCAAGTGGAACAAGTCAATCTAATTATGTTTTATCGGAAACAGGAGACGGAAGATTAAATCACGAAATGATTATATTTCATAATACAAGGCTTTCTATTAGTTTAGTTAATACTACAACAACTACAATTAATCAACCTTCTGAATACAAAATAAGAGTTTCATTCCATGATGGGCCAACTGTAAATATTGATTCATCAACAGTAATTACTGCTTCTAAAGAAAGATTAGATACTTTAGGAGATACTACTTATAAAGAAGAAATAGATGGTTTTAATGAAAATGGATATAAAGTATTTGATAATGTTGGACAAAATAGTTTAGTTACATCAAGTGCAGGACAACCCGATATTAATTTTAGTTTAAATGCAGGTGTTAGTGCGGTTTTTACCGATTTTATTCCTGTTGGTTCTGAATTATTTTTAAGAGATGGATTTACATTTACTTCTTTAGGGACTGTTTTATCTTTTCCGGGTGGTAATGCTGTAAGAATGTCACAAAACTTAACTGCTGATTTAACTAACGGAACAGATATTTATATTGAATCATTTAAAGAACCAAAATATATTGAAAATACTCATCACATTGCAGTTAGTTACTTAGATTCTGCAAAATTAGCAAATATATTTTATAATGGGAGATTAGTTGGTTCGGGAAAAAGAACTTCAAATGATGCTTTTGTTTTTGAAAGAAGTGATTTTTTAATAGGCAGGGAAAACACAAATAATTTAAATACAAGTAATTACGGTTATACTGCAAAACAATTTATGGGAGAAATGCACGAAATGTGTTTTGAAAGAGTTTACAAAAATAAGTATTCTAATTTTAATACTCTTTTACCTAAATTTGATGAAACTTTATTATATTTAAGGTTTGAAGAGGTGGACTTATGACAGTTACAGTTACAGGTTTGCCTACAATTCATAATGCAGATATTGATGATAATTATAATGTTCCTACAAATCCGTTCTTTACTACTGCAATAGCAGCAGATACAGATAGAGTCTTTGGTGTAGTAGTTGAAGATACTACTGATACTACAACAATAAATGAACCTATTTCAAGTGCAGGATTAGTTACTGAATATTCTAATTTAGAAAACACAAACGGTTTTACTATTCGTTGCTATAATTCTCACACTACAACAGGATTAAATTTAGCAAGTATAGATTTAACAGTAAATGATTTTTTTGTTTTAGTCCATTCAGATGATGCTAATTTACACCATATGGCTAAGATAACAGAAATTAAATCAGCCGATGCAAGTGGAGATATGTTTGAGTTTGAACCGAAGTTAGGTAATCAAATAGCAAAAGATACTAAGTTTATGGTATTTAAAGGGCCAACAGTTAGTAATAAAGTTGTTGCTATTACTTGTGGTTTAATTGCAAATCCTCATAATGATGTAGTTTGTTCTAAGCCATTATGGTATTTCTATAATGATAAGTTAGATAAAAAGAATGAATTGAATCATAGCACTAAATATTTAGTTAAAATGATGGATGCTAATAGTGGGGCAAGTCTTAATTTATCGAGTCCTACTTATACAGGTGCATTTGTCACTATAAATGAACATAGAAATAAAATAGTTGATTACAGTAAGTTTTCTTATAATATTAAGACAAAGGACTTGCTTAGAACAAAAGACGACCCCGATAGTTCTAATTCTTTAAGGCATTCAGAAGGACAAACAAAATCATTCAATGCCGATAATTATACTACAAGTTTTTATAATGCAAGAAGAAGTGCAAGTAATGAAATAGCCGCCACTGATTATACAGGGCCACATAGATATTTAACTTACGCTACTTCTCCTAATTCTGTTAATTTACTTCCTGCTACATTAAATACATATGTTCAAGAAAGTATAGATGGAAAGGCTGGGTTTGCTGAAACAAAACTAATTGATGATGGTAATATTTATAGTAGTAAATTAAGTATAGGTGATAAATATACAGTAAGACAAGAAATAGATAGTGGCACATTTGAAGAATGGGTCGAAATAGCGACTTTAGGAACATTGGGTGCAAGTGTATCAAATAGAAGAAGTTATAGTATTAAAAATACAAATGGACTTCCTTTAGATATGACTAAATACATTAATTCTAATGACGAAATTAAAATAGGAAATAGAATTTTAAGAGTCCATACTGTGTTTGCTACTGCTATTGATGTTTATGATTTTAGTCGATTAGAGACAGATTCAATCTTTGACACTTCAACTACTATGGATAATTTGGCAGAAGATTCAAAGATTTATAGAAGAAGATTTAATGCTACTGATAATACTTTATTGGTTGATTTTGATTTCAACGATAGCAATTATGACAGTTTAAAAGTAGTATTATATTCTGAAGCATATAAAACAACAGAAATATCTGTTGTCGAACCGGATGCAGGAGTTACTTCTAAACATAAACTTCTATTCTTAAATCAAGATAAAAACCATAGAGGAACTTTAAATTCAACAAGAACAGGACTTCAATATGCTAGAGGCAGTTATATTATACTAAACCAAGTATTTACAGGACAGGTTGAAAATATAGAAACTAAGATAGAAGATGGAGTAAGTTACTTATCTTTAGAAGGAAGAAATACTCTATCTAAATTGATAGACCCTATAACAAATAAAGATACTGTATTTAGTGAAGATATTATTTATAGTAGTAAAAGCCCATTTAACGACTTAACTTCTAAGAGTGCTACTGCTACTATTGCGTTTAATAGTAAAACTATTTCAAGTATAAATCCTGTAAGTAGTTTTAATAAAAATGATAAAATATGGGCAGGTGGATTTTTTGTAGGAGAAGTTTCTGCCGCAGTTACTAACTCATCAACAGTTGTATTATATGATTATCCTTTACATGAAGGAACAGGTCTTGCTATTTCTGTTGAAAATAATAAAAAATATATTTATAATAAGGCTCTTGCTTCTAATCCATTAATTACAAGTAGTAGTGACTTAAATGGTGCAAGTGATAAAGGGCTATTCTTTAAAACAGGAAATCGTCTAAGTGATAGTAATGGGGTTGCTACATTTAATGCTTTAACAGAATTTGAGCCTTTACCAGCAAGTAGTTCTTCAACTCACGCAAATGCAAGAGGATATGAAATTAATAAAATAGAAAATATATTAAGTGATTCTATCTTCTCTTCGTTAATAGATGGTTATGGTCAAGATATATTAAACACACTGATAGACTTTAGTATCATTTCAGTTATTAAAAATAATAATGAAACTATTGTTAAATTAGCACCTTATGTTCCTCTTACATTAGGAAGAAGTCAGCCTAATTATGCTAATATAAACGATGCAGGAACTTATACAAGTTTAGGAACTTGTATTGATTTTGTTGATGGTGCTTCTTCAGGTCTTGGTGCAAGTTTTACTTCTGCGAATGCTAATAAAAACATTTCACATATTGATATTCACCCAACACCTTCTTCTGCTCAAAAAACTGCTTTGATGAAACTAAAAGCCGGAGATGCACTATATACTTCGACTGATTTTATAGGGAGAGTTGCTGTAAGTATGGCGGCTTCTGATACTATAATACTAGAAAGCCCTGTTCCTCCTTCTTTAGTCGCATTAAAGGAAATTTTTGTTCACAATATATCTTCTGCTAGTGACAAAAAACAACACGATTTAATGTTAACTAATGCAGAACACTTACATGGAGGAAAATTAATTACTTTATTAGGGCCAAAAAATAAAATATTAAACTGGAAAAATTATTTAATTATTGCAAATAGATTAGAAACAAAAAAAAATAAAAAACTAATTGCCAGAGCTAAAAG